CAAGAAAACATGATGCTATTTGACAAGGCACGTGTACTTGCAGATGAAAGCACTGGCTTCCCATCATTTGCACATGGACAGACAGGTGTGCAAGGCGTAGGGCGTACAGCTTCAGGTATATCAATGCTGATGAACGCTGCTGCTGGTGGCACTAAGACTGTTATTAAGAACGTGGACGATTATTTGTTGCGTCCTTTGGGTGAAGGTTTCTTCCGCTTTAATATGCAGTTTGACTTTGACCCAGAGATTAAAGGTGACTTAGAAGTTAAAGCACGTGGTACAGAAAGTCTTATGGCTAATGAAGTACGTAGCCAAAGATTGATGCAGTTCTTGCAGATTGCAAGCAACCCATCTCTTGCACCCTTTGCTAAGTTCCAATATGTAATTCGTGAGATTGCAAAGTCTATGGACTTAGACCCCGACAAAGTTACTAACAATATGGATGAAGCTGCACTGCAAGCAGAAATTATGAAGGGCTTTCAACAGCCAGCAGGACCAGAGCAAGGTGGAATGACCCCACCAGCAGGTGCTGATGCAATGGACCCAACAGGCGCAGGTGGCGGTAACATTGGTGTGGGACAAGCACCAGTGCCGGGTGAACAAGGATTTAGTGGTAATGGACAAGGAAATAATCAGCAAGCTGAAGCCAATGGTCAGCAACAGCCGCCAGTGGGACAACTTCAATAAATATTTAGATGTGCTGATTGACCAGCAACATCGTACATTAGAACAAGGCGATAACACAGTTTTAATGCATCGTGCGCAGGGGGCGATTGCTGTGTTGCGTAGTATGAAAACATTAAGGGATGCAATCAATGGCTAAACGTATGGCAGAACAAATAGAACTCTTTGAGCCAGTAGAACGTGGCTTTGAAGAAGGTGGCCTTATGGATGAAGGTGGTATGGTTGACGAAGAGTCAGGCAACGAAGTACCACCCGGCTCATTGCGTGAAGAAGTACGTGATGACATTCCTGCTCAGTTAAGTGAGGGCGAGTTTGTTTTCCCTGCAGATGTAGTGCGTTACATTGGCCTTGAAAACTTGATGCGTATGCGTCAGGAAGCAAAACAAGGCTTGGCACAGATGGAAGCTATGGGTCAAATGGGGAATAGCGAAGAAGCCACTGTACAGGATGACTTGCCATTTGATATGTATGACCTTGATGTAGAAGACGATGGATTAGAAATGCAACAAGGTGGATTTGTACCACCAGTCCCACAACCAATGCCACAGGTTGACCCACGCACAGGCACATATAAACTACCCGGCTCCGGCATTTCTGGCTATCTAGTGCCACCCGGAACAACAACAGGATATACACCATATGGCGGTGCTGGTCCTGTATTTCAGCCTACGCAGTTTACTGGACCACAATTTCAAGTAGCGACAGGTACAACTAATCTTCCTACATTTGGTCAGATGGTTGGTTCGGGATATCAAGGTTCAGAACTACGCACATACGTAAATGATGCGGGTCAAGTATTACAGATACCATTTGTAGATGGAAAACCTGTTTATCCAATACCTGAAGGATATCGTCCTATGGGACAGCAAGATAAACCAAAAGAACAACCTACCACTATCACACCTACAACTGGTCAAACACAAGTCCGTGATGATGGCGGGAGAAGTGAAGATATATTTCCAAGCGATACAAGTACTCGCTCAACTTTATCTTTAGGAAATTTGTTTGGTGGCGAACCAGAAGAAACTTTTCCATCTTTAGATTCTTTTGATTCTTTTGCAAAATCTGGTTTAAATCCGTCTAATGAATTTGGTGGAAGTAAATATGGTACGCAGAGTTCTGCTTATGCTAAAGCCGTTGCTAGTTTAGGTGCTACTCAGCTTGGAAGTATGTCACCTACTTCTGCACTAATAAGTGGGATAGGAACAAAACTTGGTTATGCTGATGAACCATACAATCCACTTGAGGAGCAGTCTGCAGGTGCTAATATAACAAGGACATTTTCATTTGGTGATAGAGCAGTAGCAGGTAATCAAGCTAGAGATATAGCACTAGGGGCTTTAGGCATGATTGACCCAAATCAAATGTATTCTAAGGCTCAAGCTGATTTTGTAGGTGGTGCTATGACTGCTGCAATGGAAGCACAAAAAGTAGGTGCGAATGTTGAAGAAGCTGTTCAGAATTTTATGTCAAGTCCATCCCAATTTCAAACTGCAGCAGTAACAGTAAGACAAGTGGCAAGTGCTTATATTAGAAGTAAAGGACTAACACAAGCAACTGGTGGGTTAACAGGAGATGAACTTGAGGGTTTAACTAATAAATTAGGTCAACAAGACATTGCAGATATAGACAAGGCACTTGAAGCTGAGTTTGGTTCAAGCACTAATTTTTCTTTAGACGATGACACTTATAATAGTCTACCAGACGATATTAAAGACCAGTATACCTCTTATAAGTCAGCCGCTACTCCCGGTGCTACGGCTACACACAATCTTACTGGAGCAGCTAGGTTGAGAAGAGATAGAGCGATTGCAAATAAAAAACAAATAGAAACTATAATAGAGACTACTAAGGCTTTAAATAAAGCTGAAAAAGAAAGAGAAGAACGTGAAGCAGCATTAGCAAAAGCTAGAGCAGAAGCAGCAGCAGCAGCAGGGTATCAACCGGGTAAAGATTACAGGGATGAAAAAGATGGCAGTTTTGCTGGGTTATCTGCCAGCGAAGCAAAGTCTGCAGCAATGGGCAGTAACCCCGGAGATAGAAGTGTTTTAGCAAAGGGCGGTCTAGCCAAACAAATGAAGCAAAGTGGATTAGCTTCTAAAAAATAATCCACAATATGTTGGCTACCTAATCCCCCACCCCGGCGTGGCTACGGTTGGCCCCAACGAAAGGAAGTACAATGGCTGAACAAGCTACAATCATGGCTGAAGAAATGAAGCCCGAAAGAAAAGTTGCGTTTGCAAATCGTAAATACACTAACGAAGAAAAACGCAAGATGGAAGAAGAAGAACTAGAACAGTTGATGAAGGAACAGAAGGGTGAGGTAGAAGAAAAAGCTGCTGAATCAGAAGAAGCTGAACCTACCAATGCAGAAGAGAAAACATTTAAAAAGCGTTACTCTGACTTGCGTAGGCATCAACAGCAACAGGCTGAAGAGTTTAAGAAAGAGATAGAAGTACTTAAATCTCAACTGAGCCAAGCTGCACAAAAAGAAATGAAACTGCCTAAGTCTGATGAAGACATTGAACAGTGGGCAGCAGACTACCCAGATGTAGCAGCTATCGTAGAAACAATTGCAATGAAGAAGGCACGTGAGCAATCTACTGCCCTTGAAGAAAGAATGAAAGCAATTGATGAGTTGCAGTCTAGTGCTTCAAAAGAAAAAGCTGAAGCAGAACTAATGCGTATACACCCAGACTTTGGTGAGATACGGGACAGTGATGAGTTTCACGATTGGGCAGAGGAACAGCCTAAGTGGGTACAAGATGCGCTGTATGACAATGACAATGATGCACGTTCTGCTGCTAGAGCCATTGACTTATACAAAGCTGACATGGGACTTAATACTAAAAAGTCTAAGTCAGATAAAGCTGCCGCTAAATCTGTAGCTACTAAGAACTCTCGTAGTAAGCCACAGGAAGACGAAACCTCTAGTTACATAAAAGAGTCAGAGGTACAGAAAATGTCGGCACAAGAATACGAAAAACATTCTGATGAAATCATGGAAGCTATCCGTAGTGGAAAGTTTATTTATGATGTATCTGGTTCTGCCAGATAAAAAAGAGTTGACAAATAGTTATTTATAAGTATAACTATAGTCAGATTAGTGTAACTGTATAGCGCAATATAGTTACACTGAATGTCGCAAACAGCAAAGTCTTACGGATTACCTGAAGACCTTGGCCTGACCCGTACAGTCACACCCAAGCAAATCAGCCTCTAATAGTCTTGTGAGTTTGCATCTGTAAAATAATGCTAAACGGAGATTATATCATGGCATTTACATCCGCTGCCGGGTATGGTAATCTTCCTAACGGTAATTTTTCTCCCGTAATTTACAGCAAACAGGTGCAGCTTGCTTTCCGCAAGGCATCTATTGTTGAAGCAATCACCAATAATGATTATTTTGGTGAAATTGCGCAAATGGGGGATTCCGTTAAGATTATCAAGGAACCCGAAATCACCGTTAAGGAATATGCACGTGGTACGACTATCACGCCGCAAGACCTTGACGATGAAGATTTCAACCTAACAATTGACAAAGCTAACTACTTTGCATTTAAGGTTGATGACATTGAAGAGGCGCATTCACACGTTAACTTCCAGTCTTTGGCAAGTGACCGTGCTGCTTATCGCCTTGCTGACCAGTTTGACCAAGATGTTCTTGGCTACTTGTCAGGCTTTACGCAATCAGCTATTCACGGTGCTGCCGACACTGTTAACACAACTGTTAATGGTGGCAAGGCTGTATCAACAGCTTCTGACGGTGCAAACCTTGTTGGTGCTGAATTGCTTGCGTCTATGTCTTTGGACGCATCTGACTTTACTAATACATCAGGTTCTGCAGGTTCTGCAAATAACTGTATTGGTATTGAGCCACGTGCAGGTGGCGCAACGGCTGCTAAGTCCAGCACTGCTGGTAACGCATTCCCGCTGCAAATCATTGCACGTATGTCACGTCTGATGGACCAACAAAATGTTGATACCCAAGGACGCTGGCTCGTTCTTGACCCGGTTTTCATTGAGGTGTTGAAGGACGAAGATTCACGTCTTCTGAACTCTGACTTTGGTGGCTCTGGTCTTCAGAATGGTCTTGTAATAAACAACCTTCACGGTTTCCAAGTTTATTCGTCTAATAACTTGCCTTCGCTGGGTACTGGCCCTGCAACTACAGGCGGTCCTAACACGTCAAACATGGGCATAATCGTGGCTGGTCATTCTTCTGCTGTTGCAACTGCAGAGCAGATTAACAAGACTGAAACTTATCGTGACCCGGACAGCTTTGCTGATATCGTCCGTGGTATGCATCTGTATGGCCGCAAGATTCTTCGTCCTGAAGCAATCGCAACTGCGGCTTATTGCTTGGCGTAAGGGAGACTGAATTATGGCTTTAGGTGATAATACTACTTCTGTAGCACGTGGAAATGACGCACGTGGTCGTAAACCTTACTTGCTTTCAGCAGAGTTGGATTTTGCACAAGCTGTTACAGATAAGGGTACTGCCCTTGCTGCTAACGATGTGATTCCGGGTCTGACTATCCCAGCTAATACACTCATCATGTGTGCTGGCTTTGAGGTAACTGAGGCTCACGCTGGTACTTCTACCGACACAGATTTTGACTTCGGTATTACTGGTGGTGACTTGGACAACTTTGTTGATGGATTTGACTTTGATGGTGCATCTGTAGGTGACTACGCATTTAAGGCAGGACAAACTCCTGTTCTTATTGGTGGCACTTCAGATACCATTGACGTTGAAATTCAAGCAATGACAGGTACGACAACAGGCGGTAAAATCCGCATGTTTGCTGTCTGCATGGATGTCGATGACCCCGGTTCATTGACCGCCGATGAGGTAGACCGCGACACACTCGCATAACATAATGTGACGGGGCAGGGCAACTTGCCCCCTCACTTCTTTTGAGGATTTCACATGGCATATGATTATCTTGGACTTTCCAATGATGTACTGAATAGAATGAATGAGGTAGAATTAACTACCGCTACATTTGCAACTGCACGTGGATTTCAAATTCAGTGTAAGAACGCAGTAAATGATGCCATTAACTATATTAACTCACGCGAGTATGGGTGGCCTTTTAGCCACAACACACAAACAGAAACTCTTGTGGCAAATCAAACTCGCTACACTATTCCTTCTGGCACACAGCATGTAGACTATGAAACTTTCCGCATTAGTAAAGATAACACTCTTGGTGTATCTGGTACTACTTTGCGTATTATTGATTATAAAGAATATGTAGACAGATACATAGAACAAGAAACTACATCTGCTGTAGGCGGGGTGCCTCTTTATGTGTTTCGTACGCCCGATAATAACTATGGCTTATATCCGTATCCTGATAAAGCCTACGAATTAAAGTATGAATATTATTCACGTCCTACTGTTTTAGCAAATGCGACGGATGTACCATCAGTACCTGAACAATTTAGGCAAACTATTGTAGATGGCGCAACTGCATATGCATATCAGTATCGCGGAGAAGCACAACAATATGGGATTAACTTTGCACGTTTTGAAGACGGCATTAAGTATATGCAATCAATTCTGTTGAATAGAACAGACTACGTGAGGTCAACTTATCTACCACACTCACAGAGGTATGGCATTAACGTAGCTGGATTTTAGGTGGTATAAATGGCAGATGAATCCGGCCTCAGTCCTTTTGTGTTTGCCTGTCAGGGTGGGTTGGTTCTTGACCAATCAACTTTTGTTATGCAACCGGGCATGGCACTTGAACTAGAAAACTTTGAGCCTGACGTACAGGGTGGTTACAGACGTATTTCTGGTTACGAAAAGTGGAACAGTAACATTGTGCCACAAGATGCCAGTGCCAGTGAAAAAGTATTGATGTCGGCACACTTTAATAACAAAGTTATTGCGGCACGTGGTGGTAAAATACATGAAGCTGGAACAACTGGCAGTTGGACACAGATTGATACAGGCAGAACTAGCGCAGGTAAATATACGCACTTTCGTTATAATTTAGCTGGTACAGATTTTATTGTATGGGCTGATGGTGCAAATAACGCTACCAAGTATGATGGCACTACTGTTACTGACCTTAACGCAAGTGGCGCACCCTCTGACCCTGCTTTTGTAACTGGTTATAAAAACACACTGTTCTTTGCAGGACACAGCGCAAACCCAGAAGAAGTTATTTTTACTGCACCGTATACCGATAATGATTTTTCTGTTGCGAATGGTGCGGGGTCAATTGCAGTAGACAGCCCCATTACAGGATTGTTTCCTTTTCGTGAAGCACTGTACATATTTTGTGAAGAACGTATATTTAAATTAGTTGGAAACTCTACTGCTGACTTTGTTCTTCAACCAGTCACCAGAGAAATTGGTTGTCTAAACGGTTTTACTATTCAAGAATTTGGTGGTGACTTAGTATTCTTGGGACCAGACGGACTGCGTACAGTTGCCGGTACTGAAAGAATTGGTGACGTTGAGTTGGGTACTGTCAGTCGTCAGGTACAGAAACGCTTTACTGGTCTGACTAATGTAGATGAATTTGACAGTGTAGTTATTCCTGACAAGACACAGTACCGTTTGTTTTTTTCTGATGCGGCTGTCACAAGAGGTAACACAAAAGGTTTAATTGCAGTACGCAAAGGCGACACATACGAATATGCCGACCTTCGTGGTATAGCACCAAGTTCAACAGACTTTGTTGTTGTACAAGGTGAAAGTATCGTTCTACACGGCGGTTTTGATGGCTACGTCTATCGCCAAGAAAAGGGCGAGGACTTTGACGGTAACAATGTAACAGGTAAATATCGTTCACCTGACTTGACTATGGGTGACGCTGGTATCAGAAAAACATTCCAGCGTGTTATTCTAAACTATGCACCTGAAGCAGCCGTAAATGCAGACTTATTTGTGCGTTATGACTATGAATCGCCTAATGTACCAAGACCAGCAGCATACCCATTTGACACAACGACTGCAGTGGCTATCTACGGTTCTTCGGTGTTTGGTACAGCTACATACGGTGGTCAGTCAAACCCATTAGTAAGACAGCCAATTGAAGGTTCAGGATTTGCAATAGCATTGCGTGTTAATGATAGGGGTACGTCAGCACCTTACTCACTAAAAGGTTTTCAGCTAGAGTTTGATGCGGCGGCAAGGAGATAAAATATGGCAAGTTATACTAGACAATCCTCGTTTGCTGACGGCGATATTATTCAAGCGTCAGACTTTAACGATGAATTTAATCAGCTAGTAAATGCCTTTGCAAACACGTCAGGCCATAAACATGATGGCACTACTGCTGAAGGTCCAGTCATTGGCTTGATTGGCGACCCCGGTGTTGCTACGCCTCTAAACAAAGTTGTAGTTGATGATACAAATAATCGTGTTGGTGTATTTATTGATGCTGCAGGTGCAGGTACATCTGTTGAACAACTACGTTTTCAAGACGGTGTAATTCTGCCTGTTACCACGAATGATGTTGACATTGGTTCTTCTTCTCTTAAATTTAAAGACCTACATTTAGCAGGTACAGCCAACATTGCTGGAACAGTAACTCTGTCTGGCAATGTTCTTGTGTCTGGTACTTTAGGTGCCGACCTTATTCCCGATGCAGATGACACACGTGATATAGGTAGTACGTCTGCACAATGGAAAGACTTGTACATTGATGGCACAGCATATCTTGATGCCATTGACTTTAATGGTACAGCAATTACTGCTACTGGCGCAGAACTAAATTTAATGGATGGTGGGACTTCTGCTGGCACAACTGCAGTTGCTGGTTCAGATGGTATCGTAACTAACGATGGCGGCACTATGCGCCAAACAACCGTAGATACATTCGATACGTACTTAGCCGCTACAAGCAAAACACTCACTAATAAAACAATTGATGCTGACAACAATACTCTATCGAATATTGAAGTAGATAACTTTAAAGCTGCTACAATAGTACTAGAGTCAGAAGGTATTGGCTCAAACGACAACGATACTACAATACCAACATCTGCTGCTGTCAAAGATTATGTAGATACACAAATTACTGCAGAAGACCTAGATATTGCAGGTGACAGTGGTACTGGGGCTATTGACTTAGACTCGCAGTCTTTAACCATTGCAGGTACAACTAACGAAATTGAAACATCTGCTTCTGGTCAAACACTTACTATCGGCCTTCCTAACAATGTAACTATAGGTAATAACCTAACTGTTACAGGAGACCTGACTGTTAGTGGCGATGACATCACTATGGGTACAAATACCTCTGGTCACATCATGGTGGCTGATGGTACAAACTTTAATCCTGTAGCTGTATCTGGTGATGTAACTATGGCAAGCACAGGTGCAGTTACTATTGCTAATGATGCCGTTGAAACTGCAATGGTTAATGCTAACGTCATCACAGGGCAGACTGCAGAAACATCTGTAGATACCTCAAACGATTTAGTTTTGTTGTATGACAACTCAGCAACAGCATTGCGTAAAATGACTGTTGGTAATCTTGTTAGTGGAGCAGGCGGTCTAACAGATGTTGTTTCTGATACAACCCCACAGCTTGGCGGTGACTTAGATGTAAATGGCAATGCTATTGTGTCTGTGTCTGGCGGTAATATTGCCATAACTCCTGACGGAAGTGGCGTTGTAAGAGTAGATGGCTCTAATGGTATTGACATGGAGTCTGGTGCTATATCCATCAAAAACTCTGGTGCGGAATCTTACGTAAGATTTTATTGTGAATCTAGTAATGCTCACTACACACAATTACAAGCTGCACCGCACAGCGCATATTCAGGTAATGTAACTGTTGTATTACCAGCTTCTGCTGACACTCTTGTGGGTAGAGACACCACAGATACTCTTACTAATAAAAGCATTGATGCTTCTCAGCTTACAGGCACGGTTGCTAACGCACGTCTGGATGCAGAGTTACAAGCACTTGCTGGTCTAACATCTGCAGCAGATAAAGGTATCCAGTTTACTGGTTCTGGTACTGCAGCAGTGTATGACTTGACAACAGCAGGTAAAGCACTTCTTGATGATGCTGATGCTTCTGCACAAAGAACTACACTTGGACTAGGAACAGCAGCAGTTGAAGATACAGGCACATCAGCCGGTAATGTTGTGGTTCTGGATGGTTCAGCAAGACTACCAGCAGTAGACGGTTCTCAACTAACAAATTTACCATCATCAGGAATTACTCAAGCAGACGCAGATGCTGGTGCGACTGCATTAGCTATAGCACTTGGATAAAAAGTGCTTGACAAAATACTATAATTGTGGTATAATTATAGTACATTTGATATAAAAATA